CTGGAATGAATACTTTATTGCACAACTTGTTGAAGCAGGTTACGGTGTAGAGAATGATCCTGAAGAAGAGATTGTAGATAGATGGTTCCGTGACATTGTGTACAACATGTTAGATGAAGAAGGCCAAGATACAACTCGTGCAGCCGGGCATATTAATGTAGTTCCTATTTCTAAAGGCAGAAGCGAAGTATCATGAATCTTATAAGATTAAAAAGCGTACACCCAGAAACTAGTTATGCTCCTAGTTGGGATATACCGCTATTCCAGTCAGTGTGGGATGATGTCGATAAGAATAATAAAATAGTAACCTGGCTGGCTAAAAATGAGCAAATGTTTTTAGACACTCTGCCTGCATATAGTAGTGGCAATGATGGTAATACAGGATTAGGTCAAGAAAGTGTCACCAGTAGGTTTGGTCTATACAATTTGTTTAATTATGCAGATCAATTACCTGAATTGAATCAACTATTAACATTCTTTAGAATTTCGTATTTAAACTTTGTACAATCTGATCAAACCGATATTAAAGAACTTGACATCATTTGCTGGTTTAACATTTTACGCAAAGATCAAGACATTAAAGAACACTATCATGGTGCTGGTAGCGATGTTTATCTAAGTGGCAATTATCACTTAGATAATTATGATACTAAAACATATTATATTACTCCGTATGATAAGAGCACTACGCACGAGTTTGATAATAAACAAGGCGGCTTAACTATGTTTCCATCGTGGCTAACTCACGGCACGACACAGTGCAGTGAAGATATGCGAATAAGTGTTGCATTTGATTTAAGACTATCTAATAATGCAACTAATTCAACCTTTCATTCAATCCCTTTTATTAATGAAGAGATTTATAAGGTATTAGTTGACAACAATAGAAAATGATGTTATACTATATTTAAATTAACACAATAAAAGGCAATACAATGGCAACTTATGTACTAGTAGACACAGCTAATACTTTCTTTCGAGCTCGGCACGTAGTACGTGGCGATATTGATACTAAAGTAGGCATGGCACTACATATCACACTTAACAGTATTAAAAAGGCTTGGAAAGACTTTAACGCAGATCATGTTGTATTCTGCTTAGAAGGTCGTAGTTGGCGCAAGGACTATTACTTGCCCTACAAACGTAACAGGCAAGTTGCACGTGATAAGATGACTGTGTCCGAAGGTGAAGACGATAAAGCGTTTTGGGAGATCTTCGACGAGTTTAAGAACTTTGTTACAGACAAGACTAACTGTACTGTTATGCAACACAAGCAACTAGAAGCAGATGATCTTATTGCAGGCTGGGTACAAGCACACCCTGATGATCATTGTGTTATTATTAGTACAGACGGCGACTTTGCACAACTAGTAGGCCCTAATTGCACACAGTACAATGGTGTTGCTAACGTAACTATTACACCTAAAGGCTACTTTAACGATGACGGCTCGCCTGTTATTGAAAAGAAGACACAAGAGCGAAAGCCTGCTCCGTTGCCTGACTTTATGTTGTTTGAAAAGTGTATGCGTGGTGATACTAGTGATAATGTGTTTAGTGCTTATCCTGGTGTACGTAAGAAAGGTACTAAGAATAAAGTTGGACTTATTGAAGCATATGCAGATAAGACTACAAAAGGTTACAACTGGAATAACATGATGCTACAGCGTTGGGTAGATCACGAAGGCGTTGAACATCGCGTACTAGATGATTATAACCGCAATGTTGTACTGTGTGACTTAACTGCACAGCCGGCAGACATTAGAGAGATTATTAACACAACTATTGCAGAACACGCAAAGCCTAAAGACATTAGTCAAGTAGGCTTGCGTCTTATGAAGTTCTGTGCAAAGTGGGATATGCAACGTATTGCAGACCAGGCACAGACTTATGCAGCACCATTACAAGCGAGGTACCCAGCATGACTTTAAAAGCAAAACCAGTATTAAAAGATAAGTTTTGGATTATCGAAAACAACGAACAACGTATAGGAACAATGTCATGGAATGATGACAGGTATATGTTCTCTTCCACAGGCGAAACGTGTTTCTTTGATAACAAGCGAGAAATGAAACAACGGTTTGGTACTGACATTGTATGGAACGAATCTACTGAAGAAATAGTAACGTTAGATGAGCAACAATTTATTGTACATGGATTCCCTACAAGCGTTAATCCGCATAACACAATGTATGATGTAAAACGTAAACTACCATTGTTTACTAAATCTGGCAAGTCAAAGAGTGCATATTGTGCAGGGTATTATATTATCCGCTTTGATAAAGGCTGGGTTAAAAGCTTTTGTCCTAAACTGATTACTATTGAACGGTACGAATCTAAAGGCCCGTTTAAAACAGAAATGGAAATGAGATCGGAGCTTCGTCGTGCCAAATGTTGAACCATTAAACACTATCCCTTTACAGCAATTTTTAAATGCTGTAAAGGCTGCTGAACAAAGTCGTGCAAGAGAAGTTAAACTAGATATTGCTACTGCAAAGACTCTAGCGTTTACATTAGGTGCTGTTATGAGTCGCTTACACGGTGATCTCGAACTGTTAGTCGCACAGTCTAAAGATCAAGAAGAAGTTATTCAAATTAATTTAGACGGAGGATCGAAATTTTAATGGTACATATAGTAGATGACTTTTTACCCGCAAACTTACATGCACAGCTTCAAAATTTAATGATGGGATATGAGTTTCCATGGCACTTTAGTAGGGCCGTTTCACATCAACAAGATAAAGGACAATATTACTTTGTTCATAACGTGTATGGCTGTAGCGAGACAGACAGAAGCTATGATGCTCCAGGTATTGTAGAATCTAGGTATTTTGAAAAGATGGAAGCAATAATACATTTTATAGAAGAAAAACTTAAATTTCAAACTCATAGGTTACTTAGAATAAGATGTAATATGTATACTAATCAAAATATTAACGTAGCACACGATCAGCATGTCGATCACCAGCAGCCGCATATGACTGCAATTTATTATCTTAATACCAACAACGGTCCTACTACTATAGGTGATGAAGATGTTGAATCTGTAGCAAATAGACTTGTGTTATTTGATGGCTTAATAGAGCATAATAGTAATTTGCAAACAGATGTTCCACAACGAGTAAACATCAATATAAATATGATTGGTAAGTTTTTAAGTACGTAGATAACTTTTCAAAAAGATAAATATATGCGTAGTTAATTAAAAGGAATTACGCATATGAGTAGGCCAAAGCCAACAGTTATATTAGAAAATATAAACAATAAAACCTATAAGAGCGAGCAAGTTCTAGAAGCTGACGCTATATGGGCAGTATTTCATCAAGAAAAGCCATTTAATCTTAAAAGTGCAAATGCGCTTACTAATTACCCCGGTCCTAAATATAAGAAGACTAGCTTTAGTAATCCAGGTCATGCACACAATCTTGCTAAAAAGTTAAACGAACTGTTTAGATGTCAAGACTTTTCGGTATATAAACTTACTTCGGGCGAAGTAGTTACTGAAGTATGAACTGGAAAGAGACATATACTAAGCTCTTTCTGAAAGAACTTGGCAAAAGTACAAACGAAACAGCCGTAAAAGAGTATATGCCACTCTGGTGGAAAAACAACAGAGATAAAAACTCAGGCGGCTTGCGGCTAACAGAGATGGGGTTTGATGTGCTAACCTTAATAGACTTAGCAACATATGACATACCATATCCTCGTGATGTGCCATTATCTACCCAAGTTATTATCCACCTCGACAAGTTCATTGACTGTCCTTACTACCTAACAAACCGAAGTATTGTAGTAACTAACGAAAAGAAAGCAGTTGAACTCACCCTTTTTAGTGGCGACTTGCGCAAATATGGCTTAACAAAAGCAGTTAATAGACAAAAAAAATCCTAACCTATTGATTTGTAATAGGTTCTTTTTTTAGAAAATGGTTGACAAATGCTGTAATGGTGCTATAATATATGTATAGTTTAAATAAAGCACTAAACAAAGAGGGAACACAACATGGATACTTCAACTCGCACAGTTAGTCCAAATGGCGCAAAAAACAGTATTACCCATGCACTAAAAAAGAAACGTCCTATCTTCCTTTGGGGAGCTCCGGGCATTGGCAAATCTGATATTGTATCACAGATCTGTGACACTTTTTCAAATTCACATTTAATTGACATTCGTTTGTCGCTTTGGGAACCTACAGATATTAAAGGCATTCCATACTTCGACAGCAACTCAGGTACTATGGTGTGGGGTGCGCCTAGTGAATTACCAAGCGAAGAGTTTGCTGCTCAATTTGATCACATTGTACTATTCCTAGACGAAATGAACTCAGCAGCACCTAGTGTGCAAGCGGCAGCATACCAGCTAATTCTTAACCGCAAGGTAGGCACGTACAAGCTACCAGACAACGTAATGATTGTTGCGGCTGGTAACCGTGAAGCTGACAAGGGTGTTACTTATAGGATGCCTGCTCCGTTAGCTAACCGCTTTATCCACTTAGAACTTTCTGTTAACTTTGACGACTGGTTCCAGTGGAGTGTTAACAACAACATCAACACAGACGTTATTGGCTACTTAACCTTTGCAAAGAAAGACTTATATGACTTTGATCCTAAGAGTTCAAGCCGTAGCTTTGCAACTCCTCGTAGTTGGTCTTTTGTTAGCGAATTGCTAGACGATGACCTAGACGAAGCAACTACTACTGACTTAGTAGCAGGTGCAGTTGGTGAAGGACTAGCAGTTAAGTTTATGGCGCACCGTAAAGTTGCATCTAGCATGCCTAATCCAACTGACATCCTAGTAGGCAAAGTAAAAGAGATGAATTCCAAAGAGATTAGTGCTATGTACTCACTAACTGTGTCCTTATGCTATGAACTTAAAGAAGCGTGTGACGCAGGCGACAAGAAGTTCGATGACAAAGTGAACAACTTCCTGCGCTTTTCAATGGATAACTTTGATACTGAACTAGTTGTTATGGGCATCAAGCTTGCACTAACACAGTACGGTTTGCCCATTGATCCAGATGAAGTAGCGTGTTTTGATGAATTCCATGAGCGTTATGGTAAGTATATTAAAGCCGCACAAGAAGCTTAATAATAGGAGATTCAAATGAAATTATTTTTAATCGTACTAATGGCAATGGCACTAGGTGCTTGTTCAACTGTAGGCGGACTTGGTAAGGATATTACTGCAACTGCTGAATGGTCCAAAGAAAAGATGTCTGGTGATGATGAAGACCAGTATTAAAGGTTGACATATATACTAATCAGTGCTATAATATATGTATAAGTTAACAAAGGGGCGTCGATAATGGCTACTAAAGATACACAAAGTGAACTAAAAAACTTTACTCCGGACCCAGATATTACTCCAGAAGCATTAGAAGAGATGCGTGTAGAAGTTATGGACCGTATTATTACGGCACGTATTGGGTTGCTATTACGTCATCCTTTCTTTGGCAACATGGCTACACGTTTGCGTATTATTGCAGCAGATGAGTGGCTTGGTACTGCTGCCGTTGATGGTCGTAACTTGTACTACAACACACAATTCTTTAATGCGATGAATAATAAAGAGATTGAGTTTGTTGTTGCACACGAAATTTTGCATATGGTATTTGATCACATGGGTCGTAGAGATGACCGTGATCCTATGATCTATAACATTAGCGCAGACTATATTGTAAACAATACACTAGTACGTGATCGTATTGGTACTATACCAAGTATTGTACAATGCTACCAGGACTTTAAATATGAAGGCTGGACAAGCGAAGAAGTATATGATGATGTATACGAAAAAGCAAAAGAGATGGGCGAAGAGTACTTAAAGCAATTAGGTGAAATGCTAGACGAGCACCTCGACTCAGAAGACGATGGCGAAGGTGTTAGCGATGGCGAAGTTGGTAAGGATGTTAACGGAAATGCTACTAGCAAGTCTAAGCCTAAGTACAGCAAAGAAGAAGTAAAACAAATTAAAGATGAGATCAAAGAGAATATGATTTCAGCGGCACAGAGTGCAGGAGCAGGTAATGTTCCAGGCGCAGTTGCACGTATGATTAAAGAACTTACAGAGCCTAAGATGAACTGGCGTGAAATTATTCGGCAGTCAGTACAAAGTTCAATTAGAAGCGATTATACATTTAGTCGTCCTTCACGCAAAGGACAAATGAGCGGTGCTATATTACCTAGCATGGACTTCCAAGACACTATTGATGTTGCTGTTTGTATAGACATGAGCGGCTCAATTGGTGAAGTACAAGGTAAAGACTTCCTAGGAGAAGTTAAAGGTATTATGGACGAGTTTCCAGACTATAATATTAAAGTATGGTGCTTTGACACAGACGTATACAATGAAGAAGATTTCGCTGCAAACGATGGCAAAGACTTGTTAGACTACGAACTAATGGGCGGCGGCGGCACTGACTTTATGGCTAACTGGACATACATGAAAGATCAAGACTATGTTCCTAAGAAGCTTATTATGTTTAC